CGGCGATCGACTTCAATGCTCGGGGTGGGGGGCATGCGGCATTCCCACTCGACTACGCGGACCCGGAGGAAGCGTTTGCTTTCCCGAGCGTACCGGAGGTGAACTTGGGGTCGATGGCGGCGTTTGGGCACGTCAGCATAACTGGGGAGGCGCTCTCATGAGCACTATGAAGGAACGGCAGTTGCTGGAGAAGTACGTTGCGGGACTGTCGGATCCGTTTAACCGGTTCATAAAAAACATGGGCGTGGTTCTGAGAGGGGCGATCTTTCTCGCGCTCACGATACCCAGCGTCGGGCTGCTCTACAAGCTCTACGAGAAGACCGCGCTCGAGGTGCACATTCTCAAACTCACACTCACTGCATCAGGAATTCAGTTACCGTAATGCCTGTTACGCAATACAAGCCGCCGCCAACCGGGGAGAAGTTCATGCTCTGCGATGCGCGGTGGCGCGCGATCAAGGGGCCGTTCGGTTCGGGCAAGTCGTCCGTGTGCAGCATGGAGATCCTGAAACGGGCCAGTGAGCAGCGCCGAGGGCCGGACGGGTACAGGCGGTCGCGTTGGGCGATCGTACGGAACACCGCTCCGCAGCTTCGTGACACGACGATGAAGACGTGGTTCTCGTGGTTCCCCAACGGTTCGATCGGGTACTGGAGGTCCACTGAACGGGTGTACTACATCCAAGCGGGAGATGTGCGCGCGGAGGTGATGTTCCGAGCGCTGGACGATGCGGAGGACGTGAAGAACCTGCTGTCGCTGGAGCTGACTGGCGCGTGGCTGAACGAGTGCCGAGAGATACCGCGCGAGATTGTGAACGCGTTGGACGGACGGATTGGGCGATACCCGGCAGTGAAGGACGGTGGCGCGTCATGGGTGGGGCTCCTCGGGGATACGAACCCGCCGGAGGAGTTCTCGTACTGGTATAACCTGTTCGAAGGGCTCGACCCCGAGACGGGTGAACCTGCACTGGAGAGCGATAGGTGGACGACGTTCAGTCAGCCCTCGGGCCTGTCGCCAGAAGCGGAGAATCTTGAGTGGTTGCCAGCGAACTACTACCAGGACCTTGCTCGGGGTAAGCCTAAGGACTTCATCCGGGTCAACGTCGAAGGGAAGTACGGACGTTCTCGCGCGGGCAAGCCGGTGCATCCGACGTTTGACGAGGACATCCACGTCGCGAAGGACTACCTGATACCGAACCCGCGGCAGATCCTGGTAATCGCGGCCGACTTCGGACTGACCCCTGCGATGTCCCTCCTCCAACAAAACCCGCACGGGCAATTGCTCGCGTTCGATGAGATCGTGACGGAGGGCATGGGGCTCGAGCGGTGCATCAAACTCAAATTGAAGCCGTTGCTGCGGAACAAGTACGACGGGTACGACATGCGGGTAACCGGGGATCCTGCGGGTAACACTAAGAGTCAGAACGACGAGAAGTCCTGCGTCGACATTTTTCGCAAGGAAGGCTTCAAGAAGGTGAAGTTCGCTTGGAGCAACACGCCGGTTCACCGAGTTGGTGCGCTCGATTCTTTCCTCACTCGCATCACAGAGAACGGCCCCGCATTTCAACTCGACCCCAGGTGCTCGTTTTTGAGACGCGGGCTGGCGGGAGCGTACCACTATCCAGTGAACACGAAAGGGGACGTTTCGCCCGGGCCGAAGAAGAACATCTTCAGTCACTGCGCGGAAAGTCTTCAGTATGGGTCGATGTACTTCGAGCGGGGGCATGACACGCAGTCGAACAAGGAAGTCCAGGCACTGATCGCGGAGAGTAGGGGTCGCGGTCTTGGGGCTTATTCAACGAGGACGTAGAGATGAGCGAAGCGCCGGCCACACGGGATGGGAACAAGTTGGACGCGATGGGGCGGGTGTTGGCGGAGCGCTTCGTGCAATACGAGCAGGACCGCAAGCCCCTCGAAGAGCAGTGGATGAAGAACCTGCGGCAGTTCCGCGGCGTGTATGACCCGGAGATACTGTCGAAGATCTCGACCGGGCAGTCTAAGGCATATCCGAAGATCACGAGGCAGAAGGTGATCGGGACCGTCGCGCGGTTGATGGAGATGCTGTTCCCGCAGACCGAGAAGAACTGGGGCATCGAGCCCTCCCCGATCCCGAACCTTTCGGAGGAAGACCTGCAGGCGATGCTCGACCTCATGCAGGGCGAAGCGCCGGGGCAGGAGCTGCAAGGGGACGATATCGAGAAGCGTATCCGCGAAGTCGCCGCCGCCAAGGCCGCAAAGATGAGCGTCCAGATGGACGACCAACTCGCCGAGATGGAGTACATCACGATGGCGAAGAAGGTCGTGTTCTCGGGATGTTTGTACGGCACGGGGTTGCTTGAGGGACCGTTCACCAAGACGGAGAAGAAGCGCAAGTGGCAGAAGAACCCCATCACGAATCGGTACGAAGCCTTGGAGGTCTCGGAGCTGAAACCTTTCTACGAGAACATGCCAGTGTGGAGTTGGTATCCAGACTTGTCGGCCAAGGCACTTGATCAGCAGGACGGGTACTTCAAGCGTGCGGTGATGTCGCGTACTCAGGTCGCGGCTTTGGCCGACCGCAAGGACTTCATGGGGGACCGCATTCGCGGGTGGTTGAAGGAACATGAAGGGGGCAACTATCTCGAGCGGAGCTGGGAGCAGGACGTTCGGAAAGAAGGGGACCGAAAGAATCCTCAGAATCTGAACGGGCGGAAGTATGAGTTGCATCAGTGGGTGGGGTCGATGTCGGGCCATGATCTTCGCGCGGCGGGGGAGAACATCCCGGAGGACAAGCTCGCGGACATGCACGAGGCGGACGTGTGGTTGATCGATACGACCGTCATCAAGGCGAAGCTCAACCCGCGGGACACACGCCGCCGGCCGATTCACGAGTTCATCTTCGAAGAGGATGACATCAACCTGACGGGCGTGGGGTTGCCGCAGGTGGTGCGCGACAGCCAGATGGGGATCTGCGAGTCCGTGCGGATGATGTTCGACAATGGCAGCGTGACCTGCGGGCCGATCCTGCTCATGCGCTTGGGGTTGATGGCGAAGGGCCAGGACACCGCGATCCACGCGTTCAAAACTTTCTACGCGGACGAGGATGCCGAGAACACCGACACGAAGCCGGTCGAGAACATCGTCGTGGATAACCACATCAGCGAGTTGATGGCGATCGTGAAGCTCTGCATGGAGTTCATGGATGCCGAGACCGCACTGCCTCCCCCCGCACTGGGGGACGTTTCGCAGGGCGGGTCGGAGGCACTGCGCACTCGAGGCAACGCTAGCATGTTCCTGGGGGCCGCGTCTTTGCCGATCCGGGACACAGTGCGGAACTTCGACACGTTCACGACGAGCTTCATTTCCTCGCTGTATGACTGGAACATGGAGTTCAACACCGACGCGTCGATCAAGGGGGACTATCAGGTGATCGCGCGGGGGTCGACGTCGCTGATCGCGAAGGAAGTGCGTTCGATGGCACTGGACAATCTGGCGCAGACGCTGCAGCCCGAGGAGCGCGTGTACATCAACGGCAAGGAGTTCTTGAAGGAACGGCTGAAAGTGCGCGACCTCGACATGGACTCGATCCTTGAGGACGATGACGTTGCAGAGCAGAAGATTGCCCGGATGGAGCAGGCGACGCAGCAGCAGATGGCGGACCAGTCCAAGCTGATCGAGGCGCAGGTGCGGGAGATGTTCTCAGCCGCGGTGAAGAACATCGCGCTCGCGCGCAAGGCAGACGTGGGGGCGGACGTGGATGTGTACGACACAATTCTAACAGGGGCGAAAAATGCAGCCGACATTGATCAAGCACGACGAGATGGAGATCGAGCGAGCAGTGCATCAGCTTCGGGACGATCCGGGAGTTAGGAAAGTCTTTGAGCTGGTTTCGCTGCACCACAAGAAGGCGCTACGGCAGCTCATCGACGCTCAGGGACGGAAGGGCTTTCACCAAGGCAGAGTCGTCGCCCTCGAGAAAATCATCAAGAGCATAACCGAAGGTCCTCGGGTCTTCGACAAAATTTAGGGAGGCAGCATGGCAGAGGCAGAAGTAGTCAAGAGCGCGGACGACGAGTTCGACGAAGCATTTGGGCAGGCAGTAGCGGCGGTGACCGGGCAGTCGCTTTCGGATTCACCGCCGATCGACAAGGACGCGAAGAATGAGCCAGTTTCACCCGAGGACGGTAAAGCAGCAGAGGCGAGCAGCGAGGAAGGAAAAGCTGACGGCGAGAGCGAAGCTAAGGAACCTGCAGAAGATGGTGGGGCTGGCGCTGAAGCACCGGTGGGGGACGCTGCTGCTCCGGATAAATCCAGTGAAGAGGCGGTTTCAAAACCAGAAGCTCCTGCTCCAGTCACTTCCGAAGATCTTGCCAAACTAAACGAGAAGCTCGACAAGCTACAGCCGAAGGAACCGGCCAAAGAACCGGCCAAAGAGGCCGCACCCGAGCCGTTCACCTATTCCGCCGACGAGCAGAAGGCGCTCGACGACTACACCAAGGAGTGGGACGAGCACGCGAAGGTGATGACCATTCGCGAGAAGAAACTCGTGCACGATCTGGAGCAGCGGTTCACTGCCGCGCTCGAAGTTGTATTGCAGTCGATCAACGAGGGGCTAGCGCCCGTATTGCAAAGTCACATATCATCTGCACAAGAAAGGCACTTTTCCAAGGTTTCTCAGGCCCATGCGGACTGGGAGACGCACAAGGAGGGGGTGTCGAAGTGGATCGACGGTCAGCCGACGTACCTTCGCACAGCGATGCGAAACACGTATGACAACGGTGACACAGAAGGCACGATCGATTTGCTGACGCGGTACAAGAAGGAAGCGGGGATTACGGCGGCACCGAAGGGACAGGGAGGGGGGAAAGTAGCCCCCGCAAAAGAAGTGGTCTCTGCGGAGAAGGTAGCGGCAACGGCGCCGGTAAGTGAGCGCCGGGCCGCAGTGCAGACGGCGGGCGTTGATGTGAACGACTACGACAGCGCCTGGAAAGAGGCGGTAGGCGGCAGGTAAACAACAGGGAGTTCGACAATGACGAGCAAGGTTTCACAGGGCCAGTTTCGTCTGGACGTGAAGGACACGTTTTACCGGGTAGTGGATGATCTCACTTCCGCGCGGATGGGATTGCTTTACGGAACGGCGACCTACAACACCGCCAGCTTAGCTGACGCGGCGGGAGCGACCGCGACGGTGTATGTACCGGGCGCGAATTTGGGTGATTTCGCTTTCGCGTCGCTAGGGCTTGACGCGCAGGATATTTCAGTCTCGGCGTACGTGTCAGCAGCCGATGTCGTGTCCGTCCGGATCCAGAACGAAGGTGCTGCGACTGTTGACCTTGCTTCGACGACTATTCGCGCGTTTGTGGTTCCTCGCGCCGGAGTGCGCCAGGCTTTCGGCTCGTCCGCGCTGTTCGCGTCAGCTACGAAGGACGTAACTAGCTTGGTCGATGCGGCCGGCGCAACAGAGACCTTGACAGTAACGGGGGCGGCGCTCGGTGACTTTGCGTTCGTCTCTCACGGGGTCGATGTTGTAGGCTTGACTGTAACGGGGTACGTGTCGGCCGCGGATACGGTTTCGGTGCGGTTCCAGAACGAGAGCGGAAGCACGTTGGACGCCGCGTCGACGACTTTGCGCGCCGTGGTGATCCCGATGGCTTCTGTTGCGGGGATGTTCGCTGGGGTCGTGAAGACCGGAACGGCGACGTTCGATGCGGCTTCTCTCGTGGACAACGCAGGCGAGACGACTTCCGTCACTGTGTCCGGTGCTGCGCTTGGGGACTATGCGTTTTGCTCCCTGGGGGTGGACCTCGAGGGCATTAGTGT